AAATTTTCGATCTACCTGTGCTTGTGAATGGCGACGATATTTTGTTTCGTGCCAATCAGCAGCTCTATGATTTGTGGCAAAAGGAAATTCATGATGTTGGATTTGAGTTATCCCTCGGGAAGAACTACATTCACTCGACCTATTTAACTGTAAATTCTCAGTTATATTCTTTTAGGTCGGGCGAATTCAGTCACCTAGGATTTCTCAATGCGGGACTCTTAACCGGCCAGAGTAAGATCACTGGCCGCACTGGCGCTCGACTCGCTCCTCTTTGGGATTATTACAATGAAGTTGTACATTCCTCTGTTTGTCCTGAAAGGACTCACAGAAGGTTCATGCATTATCATCGTAAGACCATTGAAGAGTTGACCACTGCTAGGGTGAAAACCGGGAGGAACTTAAGGTTAAAGAAATACCTTAAGGGACAAGACGGCACCATTAAGCAGGGTGAGGTGGTGAAGACGACTTTTAATGTCTTCCTTCCTTTCGAACGTGGTGGTTTAGGCTTTATTCCAATCCCAGGAATGGAGATAAAGGTTACGAGTTTCCAAGAAAGATATGCAAGTTATTTGAACGAACTATATCTTGCAGACCCTTCCAAAGCTACGAAAATTGCACTGGTGACCGAGAGGTCACAGCACAAACTTCGAGCTTATCATGAGCCACGATGGATTATCGGTCCAAAGATTGGACCACAACTAGAATTTGTTGTTGAACCAGAGGATAGAGAGTTCTTCACTCCCATTCTAGTGGATGACATCGACTACTTGGAACGTCCCGAGATGAAGGTTAGGTTACCCTACCGACATCTTGAGGCTTTCCGTAAGACGACCGTCCCTAAAATGAAGAGAGAGAGTCTACTATCTTTCCCATGGAAACTGCTTGAGCTTAGAGTAGACGAGAAGAGTGACGATCGAAAACAGTCACACATTGTCGAATTGTCCGACCTTGTTCGTGAGATTCCCTCCACTCAGGAGGATGAATCCTTTGAATTTCTGGTCAAGGAAAATGCGATCTTCAAGTCTCACTTCCAACCCTCAACTACCGGTGTATTAACACCGAGTTCTGAACTCTTTCTTTAGGAGTTCGGGACATAAGGTAGTTAAAAGGTTTAGGAACCAAAACGGTTTACTTCCGTACTAAGGATAGGTAAGAATGTGAGTGAAATCTAAGAATTTGTAAATCTCACCGCCTGTCTAGAATGTCGACAGACTACACGGTTCCGCCATCCCAATAAGGGGTCGAAAGTTAACAGTCCAGATTATCTCCCACAAAAGACGCAATCGCCGCACTTGATTTATCGTGCAGGCAGTAAGACGTAAATTAGGTCGAGAAACTGGATGTGTTATACCGATTTATTGGTGTGGTTCCTTTTGATGGATAGTCGCTCAGGTCATAGAGGGAGTACCTACAAATGACAAAACAAAACAACAATAATAAGAAAACAAAACAAAGTCTAGGAAATCCCGTTTCCTACAACAACTCGCGACCGAATAGTCGCGTCCAGAACAGTGTCAAAGTTTGGCGAGGTAGTGATGTAATTCTACCTTCCTACAGTGCCACTACGTTATACTCTGCTCAAAGCCAGATGTTGAACCCTCGACTTTCTGAGGCGTTTCCTTCTGCTTCATTGCAAGCTGCAAGATTCGATAAGTATGAGTTTGAGTCTCTGGAGTTTCGGTGGGTGCCTAATCAGGCCGTCACCACAACTCCAGGGACTATCTTCCTTGCTTACGAACCAAATCCAAACCGAGAGACACCG